CTATCGGTATAATTGCCGTTGGAGCCGCATCTGGAAATGCTTGCACAATAACTCACTCAGGTAAAGTCATGGTAAAATGTGGTGGAACTGTAACTATAGCAGACGACGTGGCAGTAGATGCCGCTGGTAAAGCTGTCAATGCGGCCTCTGGAGACATCATCGTTGGTCGCGCATATGAAGCAGGTGTTGACGGTCAAATCATCGCAATCGAATTGATCCTAGCCGCTAACGCTCACGCTTAATTTAAGGAATATATATTATGCCATTATTAACACCATCCAGTGTACATCTGGATCAACCACTTACTAACTTGACTATCGCTTACGCACAAGCAGATACAAACTTCATTGCGGATAAAGTATTCCCAATCGTTGGTGTGCAGAAGCAGTCAGACAAGTATTATATCTATGACCGTGACAACATGAATCGTACAGGGGACGTTAAGAAATTAGCTCCACGTACAGAAGTGAACCGTATCGGTATGTCACTATCAACAAGCTCATACTTTGCAGACGTATTTGGTCTAGGTATGGACTTCGATCAACAGACACTAGCTAATGAAGATGCCGCTTTGGATATTCGTTCAGCTGGAGCGCAAACACTTGCAACACGTTTGATGATCCATCGTGAAGAGCAGTTTGCTTCAACATTCTTCTCAACTAACGTTTGGGGAACAGAGTATGATGGAGTAGCTGGTGCGCCAAACGCAACACAGTTCCGTCAGTGGAGTGACTATACAAACGCTACACCAATCCAAGACGTTACTAAAGCACGTAGAACAATGCAACTTAAGTCTGGCGGATACAAGCCAAACACAATGGTTGTAGGTAAAGAAGTTCGTGACATCTTAATTAACCACCCAGACATCCTAGCACGTTTAAACGGCGGATCAACTGTAGCTAACCCTGCATTGATTACAGACGCTAAACTAGCTGAGATATTCGAAGTGTCTAATTTCTATGTAATGGAAGCAGTCAAGAACGACTCAGCAGAAGGTATTGCAGAAAGCAACTCTTTCATCGGTGGTAAAACAGCTATGTTAGCACACGTTGCTCCATCAGCTGGATTGATGACACCAATGGCTGGCGGTACATTTGCTTGGAACACTTTAGACGGTGTAAACAACTTAGGTATCACGGTAGAGTCTTACTCAGACGATGCTCTTAAGCGTCAACAGGTTGCAGAACACATCCAAGTTAAAATGTCTTACGACATGAAAGTCACTGGTGCTGACTTAGGTGTATTCTTTAACACAATTATAGCATAAGACTATAAATAATATATGGTGGGGGCTTAAGTGTCCCCACCTCTTTTCTTAAGGAGAACCCGATATGATACCATTTCAATTTGACAGACCCGTATTTGTAAAGCAAGAATTTAATGGTGGAGGAAGAGATTGGAAGAGATCAGAACACTTGCCTTGGAAAGAGTTATCTCTCTCTAGTGATGTTGTTCAAACTCTATACAATAACAATTTCCTATACCACAACTCTGACTTAGAAGTTAAAGCTAAAGTTGGAGACGGATTAGAAGCACTTGATATAGAATCACTAGCTAACCTAGTAGATACTATCAATGATAAAGTAAAAGCTAAGACTAATTCCCACGCAGAGTTTACTCGTAAGAAGTGTAAGAAGTCTAAGATACTAGAGAAGCAACGCGGTTTACTCCGTAGTTGGCGTAGAAATTATGGAGAGTTGGAGAACGACTAATGGCTTGGAGCTACGACGAAGGAAATCTAAATATATCTGATGCACTAGGTAGACTAAACTCTACTAGATTATTAATCGGTGACACAGACCTAAATGATAAGCAAGTACAAGATGAAGAAGTTTCATTCGCCTTAGCTCAAGCTAACAACAACGTATATAAAGCTGGTGGGTGGTTATGTAGAGCTATAGCGGCTAAGTACTCTCGTTCTGTCGATGTAGAAATTAGTGGGGCTTTAAAAGAGTCATCCTCACAGCTACAAGCCCACTACACTAAGTTAGCAGATACCTTAGAATATCAAGGAACTAAATTAGGTGGTAGCTTAGGTATTTCTGCTGGAGGTATTTCTGTTTCCACTGTAGAGGGTGTAAGAGAAAATACTAATAGAGTTAGACCAGAGTTCAACAAGGATCAATTTAAGATAGACGCAGAAATTACTGATTACGAATAGGGATGTCACATGCAAGCGTACAATTTACTTAAACTGGTACAACGTCATGGTAGTACTTTGATACTTAAGAAGACTACTGCTGGTTCTTACAATGCTAGTACTGGAGAGTTTTCTAGTACAGTTAAAGAATATGAAATAACTGCCTATATGTATAATGTACAAGAGGGCGTTCTACTAAACGAGATAAGACGTGGCACACGTAACTGTGTCATACCTGCCCTTGGCTTACCTGCAATACCTACAGACAACGATCAGATCTCTGGTAGAGGCGACACAGTATCTATTAACAGTGTACAAACTGTATATGCTTCTGGTGTAGCAGTTTGCTACGTCTGTGAGGTATCTGAGTAATGAAGACAAATATAAAAGTTAATGTTAATAAGTTAGAGGGTGACTTCGAGAGACTTAACGAAGAGATAGAACAAGAGGTTGAAGAGTTCTTAAGAGATATAGCTGATACTACTATAGAGTTTTCTAAGCCCTTTGTAGACACAGGAACTTACATAACATCTTTCTCTTATAGTACAGGTTCTGGTAGACCTAGAGGTGGATCATCTCACGGTAAACCTAGAAGACAGAACCCTACCTCTAAAGGTAATCAAGGCTTACAGTTGTTGTATGGAGACATAGCACAATTAGACTTAGCTAACACTACTATGGTGAGTTTAAGAAATGGTTCTGTTCACGCTGAGTTTGTAGAGTATAAACAACAAAGAGCAGTATTCGAGAGGATAGGAATTAAGTATGGCTGATGTACATAAAAGCATAAGGTCAGCATTAGAGACACAACTTACTAATGTATCAGGTAGTCCTCAAATAGCTTACGAGGGCGTTTCTTTTGTACCTACAACTGGCACTAGCTATTTACAGGTAGTGTTTGCTCCTGTATCACGTAGACCTGCTGTACGAGGCTTAAATCCTCAACAGAGATACGATGGTCTATTCTCAATCAACTGTTACGCACCAGAAGGTCATGGACCAGCTGTAGCAGACACCCTTGCTAAGAACGTTATTGATGCGTTTGAGGCTACTACTTCTTTAACATCAAATAATATAAACGTATCTATTGACTATGCAGAAAGACAACAAGGCTTCTTAGATAGCCCTTGGTACTTTGTCCCTGTTAGTATCGGTTGGTACGCATACACATAATTCTATAGGAGAATACAATATGGCCTTTGCACAGGGTTCACGTTCCAGCCTGTCATACATTACTGAAACAACTTTCGGTACGACACCAGCTGGCAACTTCCAAAACTTACCTTTCACTTCACATTCACTTAACATGACTAAAGATCGTGTTGAAGGTACTGACATCCAAGCTGACCGTATGTCTAGAGTAGATCGTCACGGCAACCGTCAAGTAGCTGGAGACATTACAGGAGATCTACGAGATGGAGATTTCGATGAACTACTAGAATCAGCTATGTTAAGTGCTTGGTCTACTAACGTACTTAAAGTTGGTACAACACCTAAGTTCTTTTCCATCGAGGACTATGCCGCTGACATCGACCAAGCTAGGTTGTTTGCAGGTTGTTCAGTAAATACATTAGCTGTATCACTGTCACCTAATGCTATGGTAGTAGGTACATTTGGTATAGTCGGCAAGAACATGACTATGAGTGCTACAGAGAAGACACAAGATGCCGCTTCTGGTAGTTCACCTTTTGACGCTTACTCAGGTACTCTACAAATAGGTGGATCAAATTCAGCTATAGTTACAGCTATGGACTTCACACTAACAAACAGTTTTGCTCCTACCTTTGTTGTTGGCGACGATAGCGCACCAGCACTAGAAGTAGGTAACGCTGTAGTAGAAGGTACTATATCAGCTTACTTTGAGGATGCCGCTTTAATCAACAGATTTGTCAATGAAACAGAAACACCACTTAAAGTTACTGTAGGCGACAATGCTGGCACACCAAACACTATGGAGTTCTTTTTCCCACGGTGCAAGATAAACAGTGCTGATGTAGGCGTAGATGGTCCTACAAGCAGAATAGTAAATCTAACATTTGTAGCATTACGTGATAGCACAGAAGCTACTAACTTGCGTATTACACGCTCGTAAAGAATACTCTAGCTAGAGTGGGGGGACGTTGGTGTCGGGTCTGACGTTCCCCATTTATTAACCCGAACTCGATAAGGAAACTCGATATGGACTTAAAAGACTTAACACCCAAAAGCGATACAATAGATGTCACACTAGTACACCCAAATACAGGTGATGAACTTACTAATCCCGATGGTTCTAATATGACTATCTGTATGTATGCTACACACTCCCCAGAGTACAAGAAAGTTATGCACTCCCAGACTAATAAAAGAATTAAAGCCGCTACTAAAGGTGATGATTTAACTATGACATCTGAAGACTTAGAATCTTCTACGCTTGATGTTTTAGCTAATACGACAAAGAGTTGGGATATAACCTTTAGTGGAGAGAAGCCAGAGTTAACAGTTAAGAAAGCTAAAGAGATATACACTGAAGTTTTCTGGATTAAAGTACAGCTTGAGGGGGCAGTTAATGACTCCTTGGATTTTACCAAAGCCTGACAACTAAACTATTAGACTATGCGGAGCATACGTTTTCTCTAAGTAAGTCAGGTAAAGATGGTGTATCCGAAAGAGAACACCTAGAACAAGTAGAAAAGCAGACTGGTATAAAACCTGAAGGATTAAAGTCTCCTGACTTTCCTATGGTTATTTCCCATGTATGGTCTGCTTTCTTAGCCTTGAGTAGATCAAGGAGTATGGGATTTAGTGGACCTAATCCTGTCACATACGAACAAATAGTAGCGTGGAAGAAACTAACTAGCACACCTTTAGATGCTAGAGAAGTAGAGGCAGTTATGTCTTTAGATGAAATATACATGAGGGTTATAAATGGCTAAGACAATTCAAGTTAGTGTTGATACTAGCGACCTTAAGGTTTTAAACACACACTTAAATACTACTAAGAAGACCATAAATATGACCGCTAAGTCAGCTAAGACTGACTTTAAGTCTTTGAAGATGTCTATTGATCCTGTATATAGAGCAGAGAAGCTATTTACTCAACAAGTATTAATAGCTCAGAAAGCAGTTGCTACTGGTGCTATAGATAACAATGAGTATGCAAGAACTTTTGCTATGATACAGAAGAACGCTCAGGCTTCGGGTATGACCTTGAATCAGTTTGGTCAAGTAGCTAGTGTCAACACACGTAAGATGAAACGCTTTGGTGCTGTTGGTATGCAACAAGTTGGTTATCAGGTACAGGATTTCGCGGTACAG